CGTTGGTGTAAACAAAACGTACGACCCCGTTGGGTATGTTGCCCCCGGTGTTGCACGGTGGGAGGATCGATCGGGTGGTATTCCGATCGGTTTCCCGACTGTAACTTTGTCTGTTCGCCCGCCGTCAAAAACGTCGCGCGTCTACAAGGTTACAGCGAAACTGAGCCTCCCGACGCTTGAACAAACCTCTGCGTCTACATCGACCGGTATTCAGCCGGCTCCGGTGCAGGCGTATGCTTGCCAAGCGATCATGGAGTTTCTGTTGCCTGAGAGATCAACCACGGCGGAAAGGCAAAAGCTTTTCTACCAGGCCATGTCTCTTTTCGCAACAACGATTTCGGCGAGCGATGGAGCCCCGACAGATCTTACGTCGAGTCCCATGGTTTCCGGCGTCGTTAGCTTCGAGCGGCCTTACTAACCGCTAGTCGCTAGAAAACTCTGGAGGTACCATGTCTTCTAAGAAGTATGGTTCTAGGCTCCTGAGAGGAGCCTTGCAGTACCGTGTTCCGCTGGAGTTAACTACCGCGGCCGTTGAGTCGTTTCTTCAGTCCCTGGACTGTCCTCGGAGTCTTGCAGTCTGGTTATTGTTCGTTAATAATGAACATGACCAGCTTGTTGACCTCGAGTTCGATCCGCGCCACTATCTAGAAATAGAAGCGGCAAGGGGTGCTTACGCGGCGACTGAGTTCCTGTCTAAGTTCAAGAGTTTAGCTCTCGACCGAGACAGGGAAGCAGAAGCCTATAAGAAGTTCGATGAATTTGAGCTTCTCTGTAAGCATACAAATAGTCGTTTTCGAAATCTGCAGGCCGATCCCTTATATAGGGGTCGTCCCGTGTCCCTGCATCATGCAGTGACGCGTAAAATTGCAGAAATCCTCGGCGACTACGGAGCTGAAGAGTTCTTCTCATCGTGTGACTGGGGTCCTGGCGCGTCGACGCTGATAAAGCGAAGACAAGCCAGTTCAGTCAACAAGTTCCAGGTTGAAACTGGAATCACGCGTGACCTCTTTGCCTTATTACCGCTGGACCTTCTTCGAGGAGTTTATCCCTCTTGGTCGGAGCAGTTAAGCCTGTCAGGTTTCCCAACCTTTCAGGTAGGTAACAAGGTTGTCACTGTGCCTAAGTCTGCGAAGATCGATCGAGTTATCGCTGTTGAACCTGGAATCAATTTGTGGTTCCAGAAGTCCATCGGCGAGATGATCGGCCGACGCTTGCTTAGGCGTGGGATCGACTTGCGTTATCAGAGCCGTAATCAGCGGTTGGCTCGGATTGGCTCAAAAACCAATTCGTTGGCAACCATTGACCTAAGCTCTGCTAGCGATTCTGTCGCGCGAGAAGTAGTCAGAGAGGTTTTACCGCCTCGATGGTACTCCTTACTAGACAGCTGTCGGTCTCACTTTGGCACTCAAAGCGGG